TGTTCGGAAATCCATTTTCACATTCAGTTTCAATATCCAAATAAGCGATACGAAGTTGATTGTAATCATACGCAACTTCTTTCGGATACTCTTCTCCAATAAACTGATATACGAAGTCGTTGTTTCCGTAGATTTCAAATCCAGAGACATCCTTGTAGTCATCAATGAACTTTCTAGTTTCATCAATGTTTCCAGGCTTAAAAGACTCAACATACTTTCCCTCCAGAGTCTTCCACTCTGTTTGTTTGTTGACCGCTGGCACAAACACCGTAGGATAAAACGGCTCTGCGCGATGAATGCGCTTGGAGCCGTCATATCCACGGTATAAGATTCGGTTTCCCCGAATCGCAACATAAGTATAAAATTTAGACATTATTTTGTTGGTTCAATTCTGATTGGATGATTTGGATCTTCCACTAGGAACATAGGCTTACCCTGCTCGCGCTTGGTTTGCTTCTCTTGCATATAGCAGTAGAATAGTACGGAATAGTTAATCATGTCAAGAATTGTATCCAAAAGTTTCTCATCAGAAACAGCAAAAGTGCCAGATTCAGTAAAAGATGATAAACGACTCATCTTATCTGTCATACGGACAAGCATTCCTTTTTCCGTAGTAGTTACACCCATTGCTTCAGTGCGAGTAAAGTTTGCAAATGGTTCTTCGCCACCCTTACCGGCATAATCGTGATTCTTTTTCTTCATTAGTTCCAATGCTTCCTTGCATAGATTTTCATGGAAACCAAGAAGTTCGTCTCTTGTCATCTTATACGGTTGATTCATGATTTAATTCCTGTTGAGCCAAAACCACCCACACGGTCGGTTTTCTGTGTGGGTTTAGTATAGCACTCATCAATGGTATAGTCAAGAGATTTAATCAGTTCCCCTTGAGCAATACGATCACCTTTGTTAATCGTGAAATCAATATTTGAAGTATTGTAAAGAATTACTTTCAATTCATCTGTGTAATCTGAATCAATAATCCCTTCACAATTTAAAAGAGTAATTCCCTTTTTATATGCCAATCCAGATCGGGGATGAATTCTTACAGAATAACCCTCAGGTATATCAAGAATTAATCCCGTTGAAACGGCATAACTATGTTTTGCAATTATTGTACAATCTTCACTTGCAGATATGTCAAAGCAAGCAGATTGTTTTGTGGCAAATTTTGGTAAAGTAGCATTTTCACCAATACGATAAATTTTAAGCATAATATAAGTCTTTCAAAAATTATTCAGGTTGTTCTGTGAATCTTGGTGTATTGTTTGCTTCATACAACCAGCCTATGGAACATGGTTCATTTTCAGTCAAAAGAACATTCAAAGTATTTGGAAATAGAGTACCTTCGCCATCCCAAATTACAACATTTTCTACTAAATTATTTTCACTATTAATTAAAGCCCATCTCATTTTAATTCTCCTATTAATTATATGAAACTATAAGAACATAACCGTCACCACCGAGGCCGCCGGCACCAGAACCAGTGTGGGTACTCCAACATCCGCCTCCTCCTCCACCTCCACCACCGCGATAACCGGCACCACCCGATTGACCTTGACTTGAGGTTGCACCATTTCTTCCTCCGGCACCACCAAGTCCTGGCGTACATTTTCCCGCTATTGTAAAACCAAAAGCAGATTGTCCTCCAGCACCAGAACCACTTAAAATTGTACCACTTCTAACATAATAAGAACTCATTACACTTGTGGATGCGGTTGTAGATGTTGTGATGTTTCCTCCGCTGTTAGAGGTTGCTGCTCCTCCCGCGTTAGTGTGACCACCACCACCAGCACCACCATTATAGTTGTAACCTTGTATTATGTTGCCGTTTCCAGATGTTGAGCCACCTGAACTACCGGCACCTAAGGCACCCACAGCAATTCCTTGGACTATAGATGCTCTAGCAGTACCACCCGTTCCTGCTGTTGCGGTTCCACCAGTTCCGCCCGCACCTCCAACTGTTGAAATTAAAAAACCAAATTTTCCGGGCATAGTAATGGTTGTCGAACCCCCAGTACCACCGGCACCACCATTGTTTCCAGAAGACACTGGTGCAGCACCAGCATTACCACCAGCACCTATTGTAATTAATAAGGTAGATCCTGGTCCACCCAACTCATCTACTAGAAAATCATGAAGCACATAAGAACCACCACTGCCACCACCACCACCAAATGTATTTGCTGCATCTCCTGCGGCACGCCAGCGACCAGCTCCACCACCACCTCCACCAGCAACAGCAAGGATACTTATTAGTTTTGCTTCTTTTGGTATGGAATATGACCCACTTGAATCGAATTCATCAATTGCAAGCACATTCATATTCAAAGCAGAAGGAAATCCAAAAAATCCATTATTCATAGTATTATCCCTTTAATAAGCAACAATAACAACATACCCATCACCACCGCGGCCACCGGCACCGGCGGCAACTCCGTTTCTTGAACCCCCTCCTCCTCCACCACCACCTCCACGATAGCCAGCACCACCAGCGCCTCCACCAGACGCTAGAGTATCTGGTCCGGCTCCACCACCAGCACCCCCAAGTCCTGGGCTGTACTGTCCAAAAATTGTTTTACCAGTTGCACTATCACCGGGCAAACCAGTATTAACTTGTCCGGGCTGACAAATATTACTTGATAGGGCATATAAAGGATTTCTTACTCCAGAAAACTGTCCACCACCTGTAATTGCGCCACCTTGAAATCCCGTTCCGGGTGTTCCGTTATTTATTCCACCACCAGCAGCACCACCTGTGTGATTGAGATAATATACTACCTGCGAACCCGCTTGTGCTGAAGATGAACTAGAAGCGCCAGCACCATGTGTTGCGACAGCCGCAGTAAAAAATCCAAACATCCAATTATTTTTGCCAGATGCACCATTTCCCGATGTGCCTGATCCACCGCTTCCACTATTTCCACCCGAAGCAGCAATAAAAAATCCGGGTGAGCCTAATATTGATAGTGTTGTATGTCCTCCAACTGAACCTACGGTACCGCTCGTAGTGTTCGATGCACCAGCAGGTCCACCAGTTCCTCCACTTCCGATAGTAATTAATAATGTTGTATTAGGTCCACCTAAAGTATCAACAAGAAAATCATGTATAACAATTGTTCCACCACCTCCACCACCCCCACCAAAAGAAGCAGTGCCCGCAGCGCGGCGACCACCACCGCCACCTCCTCCTCCGCCACCAATTGCCATAATCCATAATTTTTTTGCGGAAAAAGGAATAATATAAGTTCCACTAGTGTTAAATTCACTTATGGAATACTTATTATTTACATTTCTGTTTGGGAATCCAAAAAATCCATTATTCATATTAATTATCCAAAAGCAGCAATAACAACATATCCATCTCCACCTTTACCACCGTTACCAGTAGTTATACCATTTCTTGCTCCACCTCCACCACCTCCCCCACCACCACGATATCCATCTTGACCATTATTAGCAGTTGTTAGACTTCCACCCCCACCACCAACACCACCAACACCGGGTGAGTATTTTGTAAATAGTGTATATCTGTGAGGACTACGAGTAGTTGCATTATCCCCAACTCCACCTGCAATTAATGTTTGATTTCTTACATAATCTGGATTGGATATTGCTATTGCGGTGGAAGCACTTGTAGATATTGGACCACCATTTCCTACGGCATCTCCTGAACTTACTCCACCACCACCCGCTCCACCATTAGATGTATATGACGAAAGAGTTATTCCAGATGCTAAATTGGTGGCACCCGCACCACCAGCACCACTGTTCGCGGGAGAAGACATGCCATAATACACAAAGGCAGTTGATCCACCAGCAGTGCCGGCTGTGTTAGTTCCACCTTGACCAGCAGCACTTGATCCAGAATGAATGGCATACATTATATAACCGGGAGTACCATCAAGTGTTATATAAGTTGCTCCACCAATTGAACCATTTCCTCCGGAAGCAGTATTTGTAGTTGCACCCAGACCACCTGTTCCCCCGGCACCAATACCAACGGTTAGTGTGAGGTTTGCTATATTATTTGAATATCCATATGCAGAAACCGTATATGCCAATTCATCGACATTTAAAAATGTCTGATTGACAACTCCTCCTGCTCCTCCTCCACCACCAAATGAGTTAGTGCCAGAAGCTCGGCGTCCACCCCCTCCACCACCCGCTCCGGCACCCACCATAAAAACCCATAGCCTTTTTGCGAATGAGGGAATCCGATAGGTGCCACTACTCTCAAACTCTTTAATCTCAAATAAAGAACTACCAGTAGGAAATCCATAAAAACCATTGTTCATAATAAACCAGATTCAACTAAAATATTAAATGTTTCTGAGTTGTTTGTTGTTGCGTAAATTTTATTTGTTGTTCCGCCTGGGATGATTAAACCAACTAATTCTGCAACTTCTGTTCTGAATGCAGCAACAGATGTGCTTGGTGTGATTGCTGGAACCAATTTTTCACAAATAAGTCTTTTAGTTGTTCCCGAATCCGTAGAGTAAAAGAAACGAATTACACCAGCAGTTGTTGTTGCGGTGGCTTGAATGGTAACTCTGAAGATTCTTTTTCCAACTCCGTTACCGGCGGTAGCACTAGGACCTGCGGTAATTTCGGTGCTGTTTGTTGGTGCGGTTCTAGAAGTATCTGCTGTTGTGACCTGTGCATACTCTACAATTGGTGCTGCTGTATATTGTGCGTTTGTTGCCATAATTATTTCTCCGTGTGTATTATACTATACCCATATCAAAAAGCAAGTAGTCTGGTGTTTTTGTTATTTGCTGTGAACCATCTTGAAATTCCATGTATTGGTTAGACGCCATTTTTAATATTGCTGCTACGGTAAAAAAACCAGTATTGTCATTTAATTCTATAGAATAACCATTACTATTTCCTACTATATCTCCGGCTTGAAATAGTGGTGTATCACATTTAATATAACCCACGGTGTAATCGTAGGCAGCAGCTCCATAAATGTCAATTTCCCCTCCACCGTCTTGATTGTCAATTGCCATTGCTACGGGAGCAATCGTCGCATCCTCCGCAGTTACTGTTATTCCTTTTCTTCCACCTTTTGCGTTTCCCATAGCAATAGAATCAAAAGACGATACACTTGAGTACATTATAAATGTTGAGCCTATCTGATTCACTTCTCCATATGCACTAATACTAGAAGTTCCCAAAATAGACCCAATATTAATTGCGGTGGTACTACTACCACCACCACCAGTGCCTATGTTAATTGTTTTGGTGTGAGTTGAACCAACTGCTCCAGTATTAATATTTGTAGTAGATGATGCTGTGCTATCATAGCCTAAATTTAATGTTGTAGTGGCACCAAATGCATTTACCGTTGTTGCAGTTGCATCAAATATAGAAGCAGTTGTTGTAGATGTCGTTATATCTCCACCATTTACAGCAAGATCTCCGGTAATAGTCAAGGAGTCAGTTGTCTTGTTGTATGTTAAACCAGAATCTCCACCAAAAGAACCACCATCATTAAATTGAACCTGAGTGTCCGAACCACCGGGAGTTCCACCACCACCAGACACAGTTGCCCACTGTAAAGTAGCATCATTACCAGCAACAGATGCTATTTGCAGAACTTGATTTGCAGAACCGACCGCGGATGGTAATGTGTAAATGTTATTATTACTAACGGTTGCGGGAGCCTGAAAAGCAATATAATTAGAAGAATCCGAATCTGCTAAACGAAGATCTCCCTGAGAACCTATCTGTAAATTTGTTCCATCAAACGTAAAATTGGCACTGCTTCCAAAATTGCCACTATTATTATACTGAACCTGTGTATTTGATCCGCTAGGTGCAGAACCAATCAAATCGCCACCACCACCAGAATTACCAATATAAACTCGTTTATTTGTTGTATCAACAGCAAGTTCGTGTTGGCTTAATCCAGTCGATGGTGCAGTAGTGCCGCGCTTTGGTTTAATTATTGCCATTTATCTCTCCACAATCAGAACACATCACCATCGAGAATATCGTCTTTAGGTTGTGTTTTCTTTTTCTTAGATGGGGGTGTCTTGAGAACTTCTATTTCTGCTTTCGCAGTATTTAGTTGTTTATTCAACTCATCTATAATTGCTTGTTGTTCTTTAATTGAAGATCTATTAATACTAATTGTATTTGCGCGATCATTTGCAATATTCGTTAATTCTTCTATTTTACTATGAAGATCACCAATTATTGGCGATTCAGATTGTAATTGATTATACTTTCCTTTATATTGGGAAATTAAATCATCTCGCTTAGAAATTTCTAAAGCAAAGTTCTGAGTGATGTTATTAAATTTTTCTGTTAGATCTTTGTTTTTATTCTGTTCCACCATCAAATTAACTTCAAGAACTAAATTGTTGTTTACAAGTTCTTGAAACTTCTTTTGAAGAAATGGAATTACGACTGTTTCATTATAATTCACTTCTGACATAATATATCTCTTTCATTTATTAATAAGTTCCACCATCAATGTTGGCTTCCAAATAGTTCGTAGATGCGTTATATGCTAATGACGAATTATACTTTAATGCTTGATTTGATGCAGATGCGGTATTCACGAAAGCCAAGAAGCAAGTCGTATCTGAAGTTTCACTTGCCATAGTTACTGCTGAAGCATTTGATGCTGTACCGGTCAAACTTGCTGTTATTGTACCAGCACTAAAATTACCAGAACCATCTCGCTTTACGATAGCAGATGTAGTATTTGCATCTGTAGCATTTGTCCAACTTGGTGATCCTGCACCGCCAGATGTTAGCACATAACCAGATGTACCAGCAGCAAGAACTTCCATACTGTCGGCATCTGTCCAGACGATACCACCGTTGCTGGCTGTTAGTGCTTTACCTGTACCACCATAAGTCAAACCAACTACTGTACCTTGCCATGTACCTGTTCCGATTGTACCAAGAGTAGTTATGCTAGATTGTCCAATATATGTGCTCTTGATACTAAATGTATCTCCACTTTTGGTTAAAGTGACTTCATCGGCAATAAATGTACCAGCACCGGAGAATTGATCCCACAGAATGGAATCTGTGTCCAATGTAGTGATAACTTCTGTTTGCACCCAACCTGTGTTGTTATATGTTGTTCCTTCTAAAACGAAGACGAAATCACCACCGATATATTCTGCTGCTGTATTTGCGTCTACGGATCTTCTCAATTCTCTGGCACCATACACATAATAAATTCCGTTATATGCTGCACCCAATCCACCAACATCTCCTTCATTTTTTACAAGAATTCTACTAGCGGAAGATTCTGTTGTACTCGCAGTAAAAGAAACACCATCGGTAAATGTACTGGTTAGCGCGGTTCCACCTGTCCAAGTTATTGCTTGAGTTCCTCCGCTATAACTTACTGTTGCACCAGAGAGAGATGCCAAAGTTGCAGTTGTTGCTCCTTTTGCAGTTGCATGAACGTGCAAACCTTGCGCGACACTATCAACATATCCGCGTGTGGCAGCATCCGTAGATGATGAGGGTGTTGCAAGATTAGTAATTCTCTTAGATCCAACATCAACTGTACCGTTTCCATTTGGAACCAAGTTTACGTTTGTGTTTGTTCCGCCAGCGGTAAATGTTAAAGCACCAGTACCTGTGATACTACCATCGGACGTACCCGTACCACCGTAAAGAACTCCCACATCTGTTCCTTGCCATACACCAGTTGCAATTGTGCCTACTGAAGTTAACGATGAGTTTACCACACTGGAACCCAAAGTCGTAGCACTCAATACTGAAGTTGCATTTATTTGGTATACTTTTCCAGTAGCAATGTTCAAATCATTTCTAACCGTAGTAGTACCAGTAGTTGCACCAATAGATACGGTCGTCGCGGCTTGACCCATATTCAAAGTTGTTGCGTTGCTGTTGAATACGGTTGCTGTACCTGTAGATGTTGTTGTAAGATCGCCACCATTTACTGCAAGATCGTTTGTGACAGTAACAGTACCGTCAAGTGTTGTTGTGCTTGTGCCTGTGCTAGATCCAATAGTAACAGACGCAGTACCGCTTCCATTCATACTTGTGGCAATATTAACAGCAGATGTACCACCAGAAGCAGTATTTGCACCAATATTTACGGTTTTGGTAAAAGTGCTTGCGGTGGACTGATTCATTATGTTTAATGTGGAACTAGCAGAAGTTGCCGAATCTCTGATTGTGTACGAGGTTGGCAACTCTAAAGTAGAACCAGTCATAGTTACAGTTCCACTATCAATTGTCATTGTACCCAAACCACTTCCAAAATTAAGTGTCCTGCTGCCTATAGTCGTGGTGGTTGCAGATAAGTTGGCTGTAGCTCCTAATATTGATGCAGAACCAGTTAAAGTTAATGTTGCGACATCTTCATCTCCGGTTGAAGTAATGCTCATTGCGGTATTATCGAGAGCAGATGTTAACCCGTTTCCTTGAAACCCACCAGTAGATTTCAATATGCCTGGGTTTGGGACATAACTTAAAGGAGTTGTAGATGGATCGGCATATAGAGTCAATCCAGAACCAGATCCGGTAACAAATGTTGGATAGAATGTACTAGTACTATTATCCGCAGTAACAGCCAAACTCGACGCAGATGCGGCTCCCCAAGATAATGTACCAGAACCGTTTGTTGTCAGTACGTGTCCATTGGAACCATCGGCAGATGGGAGAGTAAAGGTTACAGAAGTTGCAACGGATGCTGGTGCTTGGAACGCAATGTAATCAGAACCACCACCAGTTTCAATAAAGCGAATGTCGGCACCACCAGAAAGAGAAAGATCACTGGTAAATGTACCACCCGACTTTGGCATAAAGGTGGTATTAATAGCACTTTGTGTTGCTAGTTTTGTGCTACTAGTCCAATCCGCAGGGGATGTTTCAATTTGAGCACCAACCCAAATTGGAGTTGTGCTACTATCATCAGCGGTCTTTAACCAAATCTTTGGTGTGCTTGTATTTGCTGCCAATTCACCAGCGTTTGTTACTTGTGCTGCTGATGGATCTGTTGTACCACGCTTAATCTTAATAGTTGCCATTTAATTCTCCTTAATAAGTTCCACCGTCTAGTTCCATACCAATACCCAAATATTCTTCCTCTGTGTCGGTATTGCCGCGTATTCCTGTATCAGTTTCAATGTAACCCGATACGATAAGATTACCAGTAATATGTATATCTCCAGTTAATACTGGATTATTTGCAAATACCAAAGAACCAGTTCCGGTTTTATCTGAAATTATACTTGCCAATTCCGTAGAAGTTGTATTGGCAAATACACTTAGTTTGTTTGTAACATATGCAACAGTACCACCTGTACCAAACGCAATAGATGCGGCATCAGTACCAGAAAAAGACAAAGTGTTATTTACTGTAAATGTTTTATTATTACCAATTGTTAATGTTGCGGCAGTTGCCGGTTGTGTGATTGTAACTTTATTGAATGTACTTGAAGTTAATGAAAGAAAACTAGTTTCCTCAATTTGTTCTACACCAAAAGCAGTAATCCAAGATAAAGTACATTGTCCGTTACTTGTGCTGTTTATGGACAACAGTTGTCCAGCAGTTCCTGCACCCGGAAATCTGTAATGTGTGTCTCCGGATAAAGACGATTGTGCCAAAAAAGAAATATAATTGCTACCGTTTCCGGTTGCTTCATATAATTTTATTCCTGCTATATTTTTAAATTCAAGATAAGAAGTTGTACAACCACTTCCGCATGTGGCACTATCTTGCCAAGTTAGTTTAGATGAAGAACCAAAAGCACCATTATTATTAAATTGAATTTCGGTATTATTTCCGGCAGGATTGCCTGCTCCACCAGTTGCGTTACCATCGACAATTAAAGCAATATTATCTGTAGAATTATCACCGATATATATTTTTTTATCGGGGATATTTATAGCCATCTCACCCAACTCTAGATCGGCTGGTACGTTTCCGGGTGTAAGCGAACGTTTAATTTTAATCGTCACATCGGACATTAAAATTCCCCACCATCAAGAGTCGCAAATTCAATAACATCTACTTTTAGAATATCTAATTTACCTGCACTATCCACCGTCAATATAGAACTTGGTGCCAATTCTCCCATAGGATGTTGCAACCAACCTTGAATAGTCGTGAGTGTTGGTTCAGCAACAGGTACAACTAACGATGTTAACTCGGTAACAGCGGCATTTGCTCTTTTATCGTAGTAGTAGATCTTTTTTGCCATTATGGTACTAAAATAGTTGTAGTCTTTGTAGATGCTTTCTTTATTACTACTCTATTTATAGTACCTCTTTTATGTGTGGCCTTGCTTCTTTGGGTTTCAGTCACTACTAATTTTCTCATGCTGCCTCCACGACAAATTTACCCTTCAAGAGCATAGTTTCTACACCATTTAAGTGTCTAACTAGAGTATAAAAATAGGTAGTAGGTTGGAGTTGATCCATAGTTTCTGCGGTTATTTGTAGGGTAGCAACACCATTTGACACGGTAATTGTACCATAACCAGACTCAGAGGATGGGAATGGAAGAACTCCTTCAACGATAGCACCATTTGAATGAACTTCAAATAAGGTATCATAAGGTAGAATTGATTTTTTAACATAAAAAGACAACTCACCCTGTCCTAAATTTATGGCAGTTCCATCGTTTTGAGTGTATTCAAATTCTACAGAATAATCAACACCAAATTCTGCATGTAAGTCGTATATTCCTGCGTCCATTATTTTTTACCCTTTCCGATATGATATTTAGGGCAAAGTTCCCATTCGGTCTTTTCCTTAAATGGAATTATCTTTATTTGATTTAAAGGAGTCAAAATGCTGTTTAATTTTTCCTTATCAACAACGGTTAATAAATTCCATTCCTCTAATAACTTTGCAATCGTATTTCTTCTACCGATATCGGTTTCATCTATGTCAGAACTTAATCCATCCAGAAGAAATAATTCTTTAAAATGCACAATGTAATATTTACTTCTTTTATGTAAAATATGACAAGATTGGTACAATTTCTTCTCTTTTTTGGAAGAAACGCCAATTCTTGTCAATGTTTCTTTAATTTTTAAAAAGGATTCAGAATCCTTAAGTTGCACTTCCAGCAGCGAATCGATTTCAATACTATTCTGTTCCATAATAATAATCCATATTAGTAAACTTCTCCTAATATGTATAATTATTACTTTCTAACCCCGCCAGTAAGGTTGCGTATATATGCAATATGTTCTTTTGTCAACAGAGGCAAAACCTCTAATGCTTTTTTTGTAGAATAATTGTAGTATTGCTTAATCAATTCCAGATCGTCACTATGATCCTTCTTATCCCATTTAGAAAACCGCTTACGCTTACGGACTACCATACGCAAATAGTCGTATTGTAGTTTCTTGGGTAACAGATGCTTCTGATTCATTTCATTTGCATGAAACAAAGTATCCGGAAAATACGATAAAGATCGGTTAATAATATACGGAGAATATTCCTTTTCCAGTAAAGGATCTTCCAAAATATTCTTTTTGGTAATATTGATGGAATTTAACCAATCTGTAAGTTTCATTTGAAGTTGCACTCCATCATCACTTGCACCAAACAAGCAGTCATATTGATTTCTTGATCGGCAACAAATGCAGACTTATACTGATATTCGGAAATAATCAATACAAAAGTAGGAATGCTTTCGGGTTCCATTGTATCCTGCAATCCCTCATACAACTTACGGAACACTTGAGATTGATCGTTGTCTAAGTTTGCAACAACCCACTTTCGAACAGCAGGAAAGTTTTTCTTCTTCATTGCATCGGTTAGATCATCAATATTAAGATCTCCGACTTCCTTAAGAATACCAACATCAATTTCGCCGGAAACAGAATAACGCTGCAACTCGTTCAAAAGTCTACGTAGATCTGGCGCATGACGCATGATGAGTTTAACAAGAACCTTCTCATCATACTTTACCTTTTCTTTGTCCAGAATGAACTTCAAACGATCCAAGATGAATGGACCAAGTTTCATCTTGTCCTTCGGGGTAAACTTGAAATCAATGCATGTGCATCTAGAATGCAGAGGTTCAATCACTCGATTCTTAAAGTTGCAAGTCAAAATGAATCGGCAATTATCTGCAAACTCTTCGATAAATCCTCGGAGAGCAGGTTGAGTTGACTGTGGATTTGAATAATCAAACTCATCTAGGATCACTGCTTTGCGGTTTCCTGTCAAAGACACGGTGCTGGCAAAGTTGCGGATCTTTGTACGCAGAGTGTCAATGTTTCCATCTTCAGAGCAGTTGATGATAATCCACTCCATGTCAAGTTCGTTGCATAGAGCCTTTGCAACAGTTGTTTTGCCACAACCTGGTCCCCCAGAAAGGAGAAGGTTCTGGAGTTCTCCAGAACCAACCATTTCCTTGAAAGTCTTCTTTAGACTATCGGGAAGAACACAATCATCAACTTTCTGCGGACGGTATTTTTCCACCCACAAGAATGTATCATTGTTTGTTTCCATATATTATCCGTTGTACTTTGAATCCGGTTCTAGTGCAATCCAATACGATAGATTCATTGTTTCGTGAGTAAACTTACTAACAACCTTTTCTGTGATTTCTACATTGTAATCACCATAGATCAACTTTAGATTTTCTACCTTAAAGTAGAATTCAAAGTCTGCATCGGTATCACCCAAATCGACCGAATAACTATTTGAGGTATCGTCGTTCTTGTCGAGCGCAACAAGTTCCATTCTACCATCATTAGACCGCACGGCAATATCAGGAAGTTGCAGAACAGATGCTGCCTTTTGCAGTTCTGTAAAGTTCTTTTGGGTTAACTTGAAGTTTACCACACCAGCAGGCATTTGAATCTTCTTTGTGGGTGTGGTCAACAACTTTGGTTCACAATAAAAATACTTAACAGAAGAACCATTTGAACCAGAAATAACCACATACTTTTGGTGGAATTCAAATTCAGGATCAGTAAACAAACTCACAGTTCCAAGGAACTTGTTAAGATCCCAAACACCAAACTGGGTATCGAATGTTTCGTCCACAGTCGCTTCTGCTAGAACATTCTTTACTGGGGAAATCGTAGTAATAACATTACCGGGATTCACTAGGATGTTGGAATTGATTGACGCATAATTCTTGAGGATATCAAGAGTTTTCTTTGAGAGTTTAATTGTAGTTGCTGTAGTCATTGTATAGATTCTCCTTTAGACTTCTCTGTAATATACTCCACACTCATACGATTTTCAATTTCTTTTTTCCGACTATTTTGTATTTCAGCAGGTTCTTGACTAGATGGTTTATATGGTTGGAATCCAGGCATTTCCAAAGGACACCAAACCTTAGGATAATCCAGTTTGCCATAGTTTTCCTTACCATCAATAGTCAAATCTGTTAATTGCGTTCCTTGCTTATCCCCACAACCACAAGCACCGCAATAGTATGAATTTGCAAATTTTGCACTTTCTTTACGCTGCGAACATGGTGGTAAACTATCATCACCATGACAACTCAATTTACGAAGTACTTTGGTTTCGGGTGTAGTTTTTTTGTTATTTAATCCTCTTGATTTAATGGAGGATGCTAATGCAGTTGCTTTTTCTATTAATGTTTTTTGACGCAACATTTCTTGTTGCTTCATATGGTTTAAATTAATATCTTCTGGATTCTCCATAATCAATCTCCATTAAAAATCTTGAATGTCATTCATAAGATTCTTCAAACCCTTTTCAACAAAATAATTAAAAATCTTGCTGCGATCTGCTGTAATTGGTTTGTTGTATTCCGCAAGAATTGCCTGCTCATACTCTTGAGGTATGTAGGACAGATCTACCAACATTTGGTTGCGGTTCCAGTTACTTAGTAGATCGTTTGGCACATTACCTGTGCTAGACCAAGTGTCCAACTTCTTAGATGATAGTGGCTTTTGTCGCTTACCATCTACTGCAAAAACATCATCATCTGAAAGAATATTTGGAATACCATCTCCAGAATCCCCGCGTACAATGTGTTCAAACAAAAACTTATCGGGGGATTCACAGGTAATAAATCCCTTTTGATTTGGGCTATATTGAACAATATTTGGATATCGCATCAATTGCTTGAAATCTTTATCACCGGAAACGATCAAAATCTTTTCCTGCGTGTGATAATGCTTAGACAAAGTGGCGATAATATCATCGGCTTCACATCGTTCAATCTTCATTGTGCGATATGGCATATTTTCCGCAACTTCATTACGAATCTTAGAAAGAGTTTCAAAAACTTGCTTCCAATAGAATTCATCTTTTGCTTGCGTCTTTTTACGGTTAAACTTATAAAGCGGAAAGATATCTTTACGCCAATAATTACCGGCGTCTTGACAAATTACAAGTTCACCATACTCCTGATGGAATCTATTTCGATAGTAACGATATGTGTTTAAAGTAATATGTCGAATCATATCTTCATCTAACTGATCCGGTGAATCATATTGAGAAAAGATAGATGAAAGTACGATTTGTGTATTGTCAATTAGAATCATTTAATTACCTGTATAATTACGGTATTTTCGTTAAATCTGCCATTCGGGACAGATTCTTTTGTTTTAACAGTTTCCCATGCATTATTAATGGCGCGAACGCCACCAATCATGCGTGAGAGTACATTTTTAGGATCACGAAGTTTCTTTGTTTTTGAAGAACCCTCATCAAAACCAATTAGTGTAGTTCCTTTGATTGTAAAACCATCAACCAATGGAGATGCGTCATACACAGTAAGTGTACGATATTTTGTGTTGAATGCAACTAATTTCTTTGCACCAATAATTTCTCTAGGATCAACTGAATTCAAATTAAACTCAGTGCATTCCTTTTGATACTTTAATTTTGCAATCAATTGTTCTGGCTTCTTCTTTTTCTTCTTTCTTGGTTTGCGAATCTTCTTTGCAAATTGTGCTTGCGCTTGTAATTGCACAACCATGTCTTGATGAAATTGTAAGAACTTCTTGAGTTTTGGCTTACTGATCCAAGAATATGCTTGCTTTAAATCTTCATCTTTACCAGAAATTGCTTCTTCCAATTCTTTAATTCTTGGTTTAAAAGAATCCGCAATCATTTGCGCTTGCATGGACTTTACATCCTTTTTACGAATCCATTCCGTTATTTCAAATTCAAATTTATTCGATGTTGGTTTTGTTAAATAATTAACCAATTCATCTACACGAATTTCAAGTTCGCAGATATATTCAGAAACTTGTTCATTAATTCTGTCTTGAATTGAAACTTTTGGTTTATCGACAACTGGTGCCAAATATTGAACTTTAGATCCCTCTTTGATCAAATTATCAATATGAGTTTGAACTAGTTTCTTCTTTGCTTCGGGCAGTGTTACGCCATTGTTAGAAACGCGACAATATGCACCAACACACCGAAAGTCAAAACTTACGGTTGATGCATTTTCTACCTTCTCCTGATCGCTTTTAGTGTATTTGTTTTTCTTCAAATACTCTAGAGTGGCTTTGCGGTAGTCTTTTTCAGACCAATTATAATTATACCAATTCAAAGCCTTTTGAATTTGCCAAATTAGTTCACTATCGTCCGTAATCTTCATGGCGGCAATGTTTGGCTCACCACCAAGTAATACAGATTCAACAGTATCACCCCTACCGATGGACTTGTAGCGTTTCTTGCTCATGGACTATAGTGTATCAAGTGTTGCTCTGTTGTCAAGGTTTATAGAAAACAAATACTGGTTCGTATTTGTGAAATCTACCATTAACCTTACAATAATTTTTACACTTCGGTAAACCATCTTCACCCACACGATTCTGACCAGGCATGTTTTCCAGTGCCATCTTTAATGTAAATTTGTATTCCATACCCAAAGACTCTAGTATTTTTCTAGAATCTTCTTCTAATGGAAGGTAATCACCACTTACCAATAAGTCAGCAATATTCCATAAAAGATACCTATCATTCTTTAAATAAGAAACACAGGTTTCTAGTGTTGGTCTTAAAAACCCATCTCGCCAAGAATCATATGAAGAAAATTTCTTATATGATTGATTCTCATCTTCAGAATATGCTTCTCTGTTAAAATACGGTGGTGAAGTAAATACCAAATCTACTTTGCCTTTGTATTGTTGGAAGTTGGTGTTCTCAGAAATGACTTCAGAGCCAAGCTGATATAGATCGCAAGTATTAGTTGAAGAAAAGAAGGGATTCGCTCTATATGTTTTTGTATTATAAAAATCTGCAATAGCATGGTACTTAGAAGAGTGACCATCACATTGCCAATTTTCGGGATTAGGATCAGTTCCAACATAGTGTACATTCCTGTCATCGCGGATAGACATTGCTCCTAAAATTCTACCACCCCAACCACTAGATGGATCGTAAATTACAATACGATCTTGATCTTTGCAGTGTTCTGTAAACCTTTCATACAAATACTTAGCAGTCATCGGTGGAAAGTTAACTGCGGGTTGAATATAACCAATACGGAAAGATGCAAAACCGGCAGGGAAAACTCTTTCACCCTTCTTATACAGACGAATGGCATACAATTGATCGTCTGGTAAATTCTCATGATCAAATGTGGAATAATGCCGATATGACATCTTGGGCTTCCACTTTTCAAACTGCTCTTTTGTCAGTTGAAGAATGTTAGACTGCTCAAGTTGAAAATAACTACTGCTTGCACCTTCGCGGGGAGCCACTTGTTCCAACATGAAATCGTAACCAGTAAATACGGATGGACTATTAAAGAACGCTTCCATCCATTCGTCACCAGAACCCACATCTACAACAGAATACTTCTTATCGTGCTTGATTGTAGAAAGGGCGTGCTTATAGAAAGAATCGCGGCGCAAATGACGCATAGTACCACGAATCATTCGCGGCAGATATTTGTCATCTGCAAACATATCGTAAATAGAATATCCGGTATCATTCGCAGAATAATTGATTCTCGTCTTGAACATATTTGAGAACCACTGATCGACTTCTACACCGATGCGGGATTTATTTACAATTACATCATCAGGAACATTAGATAGTTCATCTGAATGTGTAAATTCATGAACAGGATATTGTCCCAGTTGATTAAACTGATCGATTATATCTTGCTCGTCTTTTCCTGTTCTTGGAGGACAACCATATGTGTCCCACGAATTTAGAATTGCTTTACGCATCTCGATTACCCACTGCTCAAACTCCTTTGGAGTCATTGCAAGTAGATCCTCAAAGTAAACATTTACATCTAGATTATTAATTACGTGGTCATTACGCTCGTAAAAGGGTTTCTTTCCCACCTGTAAATCACTCCCGGCAGTTTCCCGCCCATCCACGATATTGTTCCCACTTCCTGAAACCCGTGCTTCAGGTAGAACTTTATTGCTCTTTCGTTGTTTGCTCTGACTGATAGCCATACATCGGTTCCTGCATATTGTAAAAATTGATTCAAAACTTTAGATGCGCTTCCGTTACCTTGTGATCCCGCTGCAATCTGATGCAGCATTGTGTGACCTTTTGGAACGGTCAAGTTACCCAACTTGACATCCTTTTTATATAGGCTAAAGGTGATTACAACATTATCCTCGAAAATAGTATTCTTTGCAACTATTTTTCGCGTAACATAATCTTGCCGTATATGAGGAAAGTATTCCTTGTGTTGCTTGAATATTTCCATGACTTCTTTTAAATTGTCTATTGTCGCCAGATTCATAGTATCTTACTGAAATTGTTTCTTTTCACAAATACAATATGATCTTGGAATTTATCTTGAAGAATTTCTTTGGACTTGTGGGAGATTACATAAACATTTGTTCCCTTATCCAGTCCCTTTAGAATGTTCAAGAACGCTTCTGTGGCAGAATCATCCAGACTACCATCCATAACTTCATCAAAGATCAGTAGATTGCAGTTGAGAGAATTCTTTAATTGTGCAATATAACGCCATGCAAACAATAAAGCCAAGTCAATCTTGCGCTTTTCTCCTTCACTAAAACTATCATAAGTGAAGATATCGCGGTAACGACTCTTAATGGTTTCTTCGAACGACTCCCCCAGTTCAAACTGCACAAAGAAGTCCATCTTACCAAGATAACCATTAATTACTTTGTTCATGATTGGAAGATAGTGCTTGATGATCTTGCTCTTAATTCCGGTATCCTTAAGGAGCAGAGCAGCAATAGAATAGTAATGAAGATCGTCAGACATTTCCTGACGAAGTTCTGTTTCCTTCTTCCCCTCTTCGACGATTGAATTTAGTTTTGCATCTTCTGCGGTAAAGTCAACAGAATCATCTTTGTTCATTTCCTTTTGTAACTTAGAAATAAACTGATTGCAAGCAGAAATTGTATTATTCTTTTCTGCTACTTCTTTTTCAAGTGCAAGAATTTGCTTTCCAATCTTGCGATCTTTTTCAATCTCAACTTGAAGTTCAGAAATCACTTTGTTTAGTTCTTCAACTTTAGAACTAAGTTCAGATTTGTTAGTTTCCAAACCACTTACAATTCCTGTTTTGTGTTCTTCTGATAGTTTTTGTTTACAGAGAGTGCATTCTTTATTCTTTTGGTAATAAGTAATTTCTTTGTTTATTTTACCAATCTGTTCATTCAAATGTGATACTTGATATGAAACTTTATTCATTTCATCTTCATCTCCAGCACTAGTTTCTGTAGAAAGATTGTCGATTGCTTGAGATAATTTTTGAATATCTTTTTGCAGATCAGAAATAGTGTTTTGATTTGTCTCTATTTCTGCTAAGATTTTATCTTTGGATTCCTTGCTCTTCTCCTGAAGAACCTTAATGTGATTCTTCTGTGCTTTTGCTCGTTCCATGAGAATAGCAAGACGGTGTTCAGTATCTTTGATTCCGTCTTTTGCGGTGGATACTTTTGCTTTAAGCAGAGTATTCATTACAGAAAACACATCAATATCCAAAAGATATTCTACAATTGATCTGCGCTCTGCTGCGGCTAAACGCATAAATGGAACATAGTTTGTGCTACCAAGAATTACAACTTGACAAAAAGACTTATGATTCATTTTGAGAATCTGCTCTTCAAGCATTTTTTGATAGTCTTTGGATTTTGAATCTTGATTTAAAAGATTACCATCCTTATAAATTTCAAAAATCTTTGGTGCTAAACCGCGCACAATTTTATATTCTGCATTACCAATAGTAAATTCAATTTCTACCTTACAATCTTTTTGATTGATGCTATTTGCAAGTTGTGGAATATTGATATTTCTGTATGGTTTTCCAAACAATACAAATGAAATAGCATCAAGAAAGGTTGTCTTTCCTGCACCATTTTCACCACTAATAAGTGTAGATTTGTTTTTTGTAAGATTTAATTCTGTAAAACTATTTCCAGTTGAAAGGAAATTCTTCCAACGAATCTTAGTAAATGTAATCATAATTAATGTTCGTGTTTCTTAGTACCACCAAGAGTCTTTCTTCTACGCAAAGAAATTCTTCTCTTTCTTAATGCACGACCTCTTTTGCTCTTTGATTTTCTGGCAGCCCGTCGAGCGCGGCGACGCATTTTTGCTAACTCGGAACTTTTTCTACGAGCGCACCGTCTACTTATTTTCTTTTCACCGGGCTTACATCTAAAGATGACTTTTCTTTTTCCACCTCTGACTACAATTTTACGCTGTGCAACACCCTCGTCAAGCAAAATATCCAAAGAAGAATCCATAAACTCTTCAAGCAATTCTTCAACTGGATCGTATACTAAAAAATTACTAGACAATAAATCAAAATCAAAATGGTTTTCTTCCAAAAACAATTCAACCATTTTGGTTTCATCTTCAGTGTCTACTGTAATTATATTTTCTACTACTGTAATCATGTTTGTACAGTATTTATGTTGCTCACACCTTCTGCGTACCAAGATGGCACATTTCCTGTCTTCCATTTTGCAAATCTAGATTTTTCATAAATGTAATAATCACGATATGCCCGAACTGCATCAGAATTTTTATACTGATCAGGCATCGCTTGAGCAAAAGGCGGCATGGTAGCATTCGGTATATTTTTCGGACAATGTGCCAAACTATATTGAATCATATTGTCATAACAATGAATTTTGTTATAACGGGCTTGATATACCTTTAGCATTTCGTGGGTGTGTTCCCACAACCAGTAATAGGATTCCGTGCTTGCTCTGGCCCATATGGTGCATGGATGGTTTATCATGGTGCATCGCAAAAAAGTAAATCCTGGCTTATTTACTTCCCATGTCTTAAACTTTCTTCCGTTCTTTGTAGTTCTTGTAATTTCATTACCATCCAAAACATGATGGGCAGTAGACATGAGTTGACAAGACTCCAAAATCATTTTAACTACGTGCTTATCGCACATCATTTGTGCCGCATTACGAGGATTATTATCTAATACAAAAATATTCATATTTCTTGTGAAGAAAGACTTTCCAAATAAAGTTCGTGAATAATCTTCTTTAGTTTTTCTTTATTCTGAACTTCTTGCATCCCATCAATTTCGTTATTGATGATGGATACCGTATCCAATGATGCATCAACTTTATCAACCGAAAGTATATCATTGTTTTGCTCTTCCGCAACCGTTAAGTTTGCTACTTGAGCGCCATAAAGACTATCCATAAATCTATCAAAAATGTATGGTTTAGTTTTTGTTTCTACAATAATTTTTACAAACTTGTTCTTATATTCTGTGAAATCAATTTTCATGGGATCTTCGTCTTTATCATTATAACGAAGAACATAGAACATTTTGTTTTTATTAGGAATAAATTCCATGACGCGGGTATCTGTGTCAAACACATGGAAACCTTTGCGTTCATTAACATCACCAAATGTTATTTGATAAGGTGTACCAAGATATGAGATATTCTTGTCTGTTTGCTTGCAATGAAAGTGACCAGAATATACATGTTCAAACTTTGAGAACAAAGATGGATCGGTTCCTTCTTCGTGCTTAACTCCACGCAAAACTTGATACCCGACAAACTCAAAATGACCAAGAACAAAATCCGCAGAAGTATTTTTAATAAACTGCAAACTTTGTTCACTATTTGCTTTATTTAACCACGGAACAAATACAAAATCAACTCCACTGAAGTTTACCTTTGCTGGTAAAAAATCGTATATCTTGAAGTCTCCGTCAAACAATTCTCGAAGAGAGTTAACATCATTAGTATTTCTAAAATAGGTATCATGATTACCCGCAATACAATGCATTTCGTAGTTGCCATCTTTTAATTTGTCTATAAACCTCTTACGAACTTGATTTAATGTATGAAAATTAACAAACTTGCGGCGATCCATAAGATCACCCAAGTGAATTATTGTCTTAATGTTGTGTTCTTCCAAATATGGGAAGAATTGATTTTCAAAAAAGTCTAAGAAGTGATCCAAAAATAATGGAGCATCATTTCTAGCACCAAAATGAGTATCAGCCAAAAATGCTATTTTCATTCATCCTCCATTATTAGACTCTTGCGATTTTTCTTTTTATTCTTTGGCTTTTTGGGTGTCTCTTCATCTAATGTTTTTAAATAATTTTCTTCATCTTCACTTATACCCATATGCTTTAAGTATTCAGATAAATCACCTTTTGTATCCAAAGACTTTAGGTATTTGTATTTAATTAATGTTTGTTTCTTCTCTTTTTGAATTCTACGCAAGAACGCATAGTAAATTATTTGGGTAAAGTAAGAAAAGGGATTATTCGATTTGGTGGGATCAAAGTTTGAGCAATACATCAAACAATTCTCTACCCCATCCCCAATCATATCATCTTTAAAAGGGTAGTTCATAAAGTTTGGTTTCTTTGCTAAATTTTCAGCAATTTCCATAAAGCACTGACCAATATACGGAGTTACTGGTGGTATGGGATCTCCAACCTCTTTTGATTCATTTACTTTTGTTTTCCATTCAACCATTTCATCAAAAAACATTTTATTGTTGATGTAATGTGATTTCTTTTGAATTTCTTCAATTACTTCTTCAGGAAGAGGCTCTTCTATAACTTCTTCTTGCTTCTTCTTTTTCTTTTTGTTCTTCTTCATAATGTTCTCCGCATGTGGGTATGATACTACAACGCTCACATAAAGCAAGCGATTTCCTATATTTTTCTCTTGACAGATTTGCGAAACCCCTTATAATTCTCTGTGCCGGTGGATACCGGGCCCTGCAATATATTACTTGAGGTAGTCTTGGGGATCTGACGACCAATCGTCAAAATTATTTCCAAACCCCTGATCTTCTGATAAATCATCTATCATTTCTTCATCAGACATCTCTTCGGGTAATTCATTATCAGAAAAGTCGGGTCCAATTAAATCTATTCCCTGCGATTCTAAAAATTCAATCAATTGTTTAGCGACATCCATTGGTAAATTTAAATTAAAATTTGCCATATTATTTGGGATGTTCTTTGGTGTTGGTGTGGGTAATCCAGGCATTCCAGGCAACATTGGCATTATGTTTGGATTTACTGGAGGCAAACTTTTATCCTTTGATTTTAAAAGTTTGTATATCTCCGGAGCGTCTTGTTTTATCTTTTCCATCTCATAACAATTCAATAATAGAACATCGGGTTTCCATGATGTCATAATAGAATTTAATGGTACTTCTATATCAGTATCGGCTGAATACTCCGCCCAATTTTTTAATAAAAGAACTTCGGTAGAATTCATATTCTCATCCATCATCATTACTGTCTTAAATGCCATAGGTCTATGGAGAAATATTGATTTTTCGGAAGTAGAACTTATTTCCGTAATAACGCTATCACCGTTTGTTAGTTTTAGCACTTTATATTCTGAATCCATATTTACTCCTCTATCGATATTACTATTTTACGAAAATCAAACTTTTCGTGTTCATATATTTTAAGTCTTTCACCAAAATGTCTAAGCGTGTGATTTTGATGAGACTTCCAAGACAAATCATCCGCTATATCATACAACTTTGCTTTTTCTTTAAATTCCGATTTTCTAAGTTGTCTTCCAATACTTTGTAACACCCGTATTCTACTCTTAGATGGAGATGAGAATACAATATTATGTAGTCGTTTAATGGATATACCTGTACTGAATGTACCGTATGATGCTACAATAATGGCGTTTTCTTCCTTCTCTACAATTTTTCTTATCATTTCTCTGTCATCTGCTTCAGTACCACCATGCACAAAGAATACTTTTTTATTGTTCATCTTTTGTAAAATGTCGTACAATACCTTTCCATGTTTTTCTACAAACTGAAATAGTATTAGAGTATTTCCCTTTAAACTTTCTGCCAGATTACAAATGAATTCGTTTCGTTTTTGATTTTGCACCAACCAGTCAATTTCTTCTGCGTATTTGAATTTCTTACAACTTTGTTTTACTTCTGGTGGATAATTTAAAACAATACAATCAATATTTAATTTGGATAATAATTCCTTATCCATCAACTCTTTTGTACTGGTGACTTTGTGGACTCTTCCAAACAGTCCTTCTATTACTAGTTTATGGGTGAATGTTCCATCCAAAGTACCAGTTGTACCGATGCGATAAGGACAACCTGTAAGTTTGGTCATTATCGCTGTTAGTGATTTTGATTTAAACAAATGGCATTCGTCACCTATTACTACTTCGAATTCGTCGAAGTAAGTTTTTGGCATCTTATAAATGCTTTGCCAAGTTGAGATTACTATTTGCTTGTCTGTTTCTTTTTCTTCTCCACCATGTATTTTGTGACAATACTTCCGCAGTTTCCATTCGGATGTTTTTGAATATTCAAAGAAATCCGAATACATTTGTGTAACTAATGAAATAGTTGGAACAATGATTAGTATTTTCTTTTTAGGGTTGATTCTATCAAGATAGTATCTTACCAAAGTATAAATGATAAGACTCTTTCCGGAACCAGTTGGAGAAAGCAAAAGACATCTATCATTATTAATTGCATGACAGATGCCTTCTACTTGGTGGTCGTGAAGATTAAATGGGATATTTAAAAGTTTTGCAAACTTTACGACTTCATCAGGAGTAATCGAATTTTTCTTTGGAGTTTCGCGTCTCTCAATGTTATACGATCTATCTTTTGCAAATTGGATGACATAATCTTCCAATCCGGCATAGATTTCTTGCTTATAGATGTTGTACAGTTTGATCTGCCCATCCCACATTTTATTCCTAAACGCAGGCATGAATTTATGACCAGGTACTTTGAACGTGAAAAAATCGGAAAGTTCTTTAGCATATCCTTTTTCACACTTTACCTTGATATAAACAGAATCAACTGGTTCAATTATTAAATCACTCATGTCCTATTATTTAGGACAATTATGATTCTCCATTTATGAACTTACGCCAAGTGATAGCATCTCTGATATGATATTGGCGATTAGAAATCATTTTAATAATTGATTCTAAGTAGTTTACTTTCTCTTCTTGTACAAATACTCTATCTCTTTTTTGATTCAGATCCACATCCGATTCCATATACAATTCAACATCTTGCTTTAGAATACGCAACTGAAATGGCTCCCAATTAAGTTCCTTTAGTTGTTCCTCTGACATTTTGCCAGTATAGTATTCCCACTTTAATTTTAAAAGTTGTCCCAGTTCATTTTTCCATTTACGTAGTACAAGTTTCTCATCGTACAGCATATTTAAATATTTACCATGTAACTGGGGAATGCGTAGAGACTCCGTATCCAGTTCGGATTCGTTAAACTTCAAATCAACTTCCGCCATCTTTTTAATATCATCAAATAGCATAAAATCTCCTATGGGGAGTATATCACACATCAAGTAAAAAGCAATTAAATGTTCTGTCTGAGGGTTTCTACTGTAAACCCGCTGTATGCAAATGTTACTCCAGCAATCGCAGGATTAATATCACTAACAGTACTGTCTAGATCTAATCCAGATATTGCCAAAGGAAAACAATCTCTATATGTGAAATGCAATAAACCTAAAGACTTACTGTTCATCACTATTATTGAAATATCAGAAAATCTTTGTGTTTCTTGAACTTGATTATTGAATGTATCAATTGGCGTAATTGTTCGTAACCAATTATACAATTCTAACCAATTAGACATATCCTCGTTTACAATGAATTTAACATTTAAATCATCATGCGTTACCTTGCCTGGAGTCCTCTTTATATCGGTGGCAAAGGGACTAGGCTGCGATATAGGACTAGATTGGATACCGGGTAGGTTGATTGACTGACAGAAATAAACTATATGAGGAGTTCTATGCAATACCATTTTATATTCGTTCAACTGCATTGGGTTGATCGACTTTGGCTGTCTTTGTATTGCGTTTGTTATTAGATTGCTCATAATAGTATCTATAAAAGAATAAAGGGTTCCTTTCGGAACCCTCTACTCGTTAGTTTACACACTAATTATTAGTTAGTGGTTGGGTGATATGTAGCGTCGTTACCGTGGAGGTTGTCAACTCGGAAGATGCGGTAGTATTGATTGCGTCTGCGGGTCAATACTTCTGCGTCTGGGAGGTTGCTTCCATTGAGAACATATGGGTTACTTACCATACCATAACGGGTCTTGAAACCAATCTTTGGTTGGAATGTACCTGTATCAACGGCTCTTACCATTTGCAATGGAACGTATGGGCAGTAGAAGAGACCAGCGTCGTATGGACTTGTTCCCTTATATCCTACGCATACGAAATTGATTGGTGAGAAGGTTTCTGTGTGGGTTGGCATTGAATATGGATCAATGTAAACCTTGATGCGTCCACCGTGGAGTGTACCAGCGAAGGTGTTACCATTAACGTCTGTGTTAAGAGCACCACTGAATGCTGGAGAGAAGTCGAGCAAACCACTCATACTGAGGGCAGCAGCAACGTCTGGACTTGTGATGATAAAGTTACCCTTACCACGACGAGTCTCAGCACCTACTACGTTGCACTCGCGCTCGATTTGGAAGGTCAAACCACGGAACTTTTCAGCACTCCAACGTCCATCGGAGTCAAGTTCTAGGTTATATGTACCACCACCTGCGGCACCATTCAAACCACCACCTGTAGCCTTACCGGCGAGGTCGGCTTGTTGGCAACCCAACTTAGCGACATCATAGATTTGACGAACCAACTCGCGGTTGATTTCAAACATGATTTCAGTTGAGAGGATGTTAGCCAACTCTGTCTCAGCGTCAAGTCCGTGAACGGCCTTGAGGTCTTGAGCGAGTTCTGTTGTGTACTCTGCCTTGAGGGCGCGAGTCTTGGCTGTAACGGCTGTCTTTTCGATTGTGAAAGACATTTCGTTAAAGTTATTTGTACCATCTCCGAGTTTTTCACCCTTAGATGTGGCAAATCCACGACCGGCTTCGAAGCGTCCATCGGTTGAACCGGCGTCATCTTGGAAGATATCTCCCATGTCACCAGCAGCACCAGTTTCACCGGACCAACTTGTGTTGGCTTCCTTGAACAGTGCTTCACTGGCATTACCAGCGCGGGCACCAATTGTTCCTGTACCAGCGTTTTGATACTTTGTCTTCATTGCGAAGATCAAGCCGGTTGGGCCGTTCATTGGTTGAACACCAGCGATGTCGTAAGCCATCAAATTTGGCATAGCGCGACGAACCAAACTGATCATGATTGGATCGAATGAATCGATACCAGTACCAGTTGTTGAGGTTGCACCGGCTTCAAACCCACCAATGTTACCGAGTCCTGTACCGGCAATACCTTGGTATGATTCGCGGAGGGCGCGCTCTTGGTTCTCCAAGAGGATTGTTGTTACAGTCTTCTTATAACTGTCCTTGATTTCTGGCAATGCCTTGTGCTCAAGGATTGGTTGCCACTTCTTGCGGGCAGATTCTGTGATCATTTGACGATTAGGGTCCATTTTTCTTTGCTCCTTTAAACCTTTTTGTCTGAGTTTATTTATAATTTCTCAATTTTTGAATTAAGATTTTAGTGTTCTGTTAATTGTGTTTGAATAAAGTTCCATGAGTGGAGAGAGTGTTTCTTGCTCTGGCTCATCTTCAGTTGCTTGTTCCAAAAGTGTAATTTGTTCATTTACTTTTTGAACATTCTTTGGTGCAACTTTTTTACTTCCAGAAACAACACCTTCAACCAAGGTCTTTACTTTACTGCGGAAATCTTCTTCTCCAGAGTATTCAAGATTTTCTGCAATCTCTCTTGCTTTTTCTGCTTGAAGAACAGTCAAACCTCTTGTTTCTTCAGCAAATACTCTTTGAGCAGTTAGTAAACTGATTTCTTGATTGAGAACTACGTTCTTTTCAATCTCTTCGTTTATTCTACCTTCAAGAGTTTCGACTGCTTCTGAAAGTTCAGCAAACAAATCTACTTTCTCTTCTGGGATTTCAACATAAGATTCTGCAAAAAGATTCTTCAAACCATTGATGAAGTCTTCTGCAATTTCAGTTCTTAAACCATTTTCAATGGCAACTGCATTTTCTTTTGCCCACTCTTGAACAACATAAGCCAAATAATTATCAAGTTGTTCTACCAAAGCAGACTTTACAGTTTCTACTTCTTCTACCAACTTTTCTTCAAATTGTTCGACTAATGCTTCTGCAATTGTTTCAACCTTTGAAGCAACTGCGGCTTCGTAAATTGAAGCGGCGTTCTTTACAAAATCTTCAGATAGTTCTTGTGAACCGAAGATTGCTGTAATATCAGAAGCCAATTGTTCGCTGGTCATTTGTGGTGCTTGTGGGGAAGTGAAAGATGGCTTCATGTTGAGGGTTGCAGCCAATGCACCTGCATTTCCACCAGTTGGTTGGATGATTTGTTCGCCACCACCATGTGCATCTTTTACACCACCACCCAAGGCATCATGAACATGTCCACTGCCCTTTGTTGGTTGTGGTAATTGACCTTTAAGGGAGATTGAAGCGGCAGCAGATGTAGTAGCAGAACCCTTCATGGCATTACCAACTGCTTTAGCAACTGGAGCCTTGTCCTCTGCTTCTTCTTCGCCTTCTTCTTCCTCACCAGCTTCTTCTTCCTCACCGGCTTCTTCTTCTTCGCCTTCTTCTTCCTCACCGGCTTCTTCTTCTTCTTCGCCTTCTTCTTCCTCGTCCATTTCTTCTTTTTCTTCGACGAGTTCATATGTATCGAATAAATCTTTTACGATTTCTTCTGCAATTTTCTTGGGGTCCATTTGTTAAATCTCCTTGATTTGTCGCTCAGTTATTTATACATTTCACAATTTAGATAAGAAATCGCGGAATACTTTTAATTTGGCTTCTTCCAAGTTTCTTGATCCTGCTTTTTCAATTTGTTTTTTGTAATTCTCAATGATTGTTGGTTTGAAAACACCATTGTCCCAAACCCATTCTTTACCTTCCATGATGCCGTCTACGAATGCGTTTGGTGCAGAGGGATCTGCAACTACATCGACAGCGGCAAGCATGAAGTCTTTTTGCACATAATTGACTCCATTACGCTCAGCCAATGAACCCATACCACGGGTAGACACTCCAAGTTTAGCACCTTCATCAATAAGGTTTTGTACAATTCTACCATATGGGGTGTCCATGATCTTTGCATTACCCATTACTTGACTACCCTCCACATGAAGATCTTTGATCATGTGGCATACTCTTTCTAAATTAACAGTTGGTCCTTCTGGATGTCCAAGTTCACCCAAAGCGCGACTATTTTTTACAAAGGTATCATTGTATGTTTGTACAGCCATCTCCATGACTGGTCCTTCGTAAAATCGTTGATTCTTGTTTACCTTATTGGACTCTGCGAAAACACCACGAATGAAGTAAGACTTCTTACCACCCTCTGCGGCTTCAGAAACATATTGAATGTCTTGTTGTCTTGTTTCAGTAATAAGTTTCATCTATATTACCCCTTTTTCTTTGCGTTCTTTTGAGCAAGAGCAATAATGTCTCCACGGGTAATCTTATCATGTGGTGCTCTTACTGCTGCTAATTGCTCTTTAGATAGTTTCTTTTTTTCCTCTTGTACTTCTTCTGGAGGATTCATCATGACACCAGCAACGGTTTGCTTTGCGTTGTTCATATACTCTCCTGCTTTTGTGTATAAAGCAGTACGAACTTCTGTTCGGAATTTTTCTAAATTGTTATCGAATAGTGCATCGATTATTTTTTCGCTAGACATAGAATACCTCTTTTTTATTATTTATAGTTTTATTAACTTAGATATGTATCGACTTTGGCTGCCCACTCTGGATACTCTTCTCTGAACTTTTGGATAAAGCGTTGTCTATATGCTATGCTTGGTTCTCCATCATCACGTTTTGCATCCATTAAATGCACATATTTTAACTTTGTACTTCTATCAATATTTAATTCTACTGTGTGTTCTTTTTCTATGTCTTCTTCATTTAATACGGTTTTTAACCCATCTAAATTTTTATACTTTTGTTTATACATTAAAACTGGTAAAAACTCTTCAAATAAAGAAAATAATGCGGTTTGTGTATATGTACTACCTTTTTTATTATTTGCATAAAAAGTCATAAGACTAAACTCATCCAGCAGATCATTTAATAATTTTGTATTGTGTGTATTTTCAAAAAACAATAAAGTTTTATTTGCACATTCTCGTATTAATTCTAAATCAGTTCCACCAAATACTCCCGCATTTAGAGTTCCAAACTCGGAATTTTTCATTGTTAGAATGTTTAATTTTTTAAATTCTTCGGGTATTGCTTCAAAATTATTATTAAACAATAGTACTAAAATGTTTTGGTATAAATCCTTTAACCACCATGAATATTGTTGTGCATATAGATTAGGCAAATTGGTGGGGAAAAATTCTCTAAAAACAACATCACCATCCATGTGTAAAAACGGTTCTCTTTGAACTGCATATGTTTTTATTTTCCCAAGATACAAGTATTTTTTGTTTATACCATCTAATGTCAAATTAACTCTACTGTATGGTAAATTTAATGCACCAACTAAAATATCTGCACCCATAGCATCAGTATATAACTCAAATTGATCGGAATGTTTAGAGGCAGATAAAAAAGACCAAACCCAACAATACCAATGAACTCTTCTTTTGGATAGACTGTCTCCCCATTTTTTTGAGTTTATTGCTTCTTTAGTGTTTTGTGTATCATCAATATTAGTTGAAAAACTGTGTATCAATTTCATAATTAAATTAAACTCCACCGGGCGCCACAATTATTCCGGGATAATGATAACCATTATAATAATAACAATAGAAAGAACTAATGCAATCTGCACAATCACTACTCGATGGACATTCCCCACCAAGCGCCGCAATTGCACCAGCACATGTACCATTTGTGCATGCCTTTAAAATTTCTATTGCTGCTGCTTTTGCTGCTTCGCAATCAGAGCAACCTTCTGGACTTGTGCATCCCGCAAAATCGCCGCAATTTTCACCCGGTGGACAAAAACAAGTAACGGTTCCTTCGCAAGATCCAGCACCAGTTTTGTCTTTGCAGTCTGATTGTTTTGTACAATCAGACTCACCCCCTAAAGGGATTCCCTGCGAGGACCACGCTCCTTCAGAGTAAAAATACATTACTCCATTTGTTGCATCGATGAATATATCTCCATCAGTAACTTCATCGCAATTTGATATTGGATTATTGCAACCACCATTACATTCATTTTCATCTCCAGGCAACGGCGCACCGGATGGTTCTATTCCATCTGCACAAATAGTAGATCCCTGATCTGCTATTGGTGGTGCTGTTGGTGGTCCTTCTGGACCACAATCTGGATTGTAATCTGCCAAGATATCATACAATCCATTACCAGTTCCACCTCCAACAACATCGAACCAATCATCCAATCTTGCAGTTTCTGCACCACCATATATTTGTTGGGTTGGTATAAAAATTAATTGGTTGGAACCGCCTGTTCTTGCCGAAGCAGCCACAGAACTTCTATTTTCTTCCGTTAGTGTAGTACCTAGAACGGATTGTGTGTATTTACCAAAATCCCATTGCTGCGATGAATAACAAATACCATTAGATTTATAACCATTATATACAGTTCTATGTTCATAGTGAGTGTTGCCTGTTGTACACCCATCCGCTAATGGTACTGTAGAATATCCGCAACCATTAACATCTCCTATAACATAGTACTCATCTGTAGTAAAAAATCTTTTCTTAAATTCGTTTAAATTTGCACCACTACCAGACGCTAATGGATTTCCTCCACCATTGCAAGTTGGACCAGGTGCTCTACTAACAACATAACCTGTTGCATTTTTTAAACAATCAACTGATATTTTACCTTCTGGTGGTTTTGGTGGTCCTCCCAAATAACCACAGAATATTCTTGATCCTCCGGCACCCGGTGGTCCCTGTGGTCCGGTAGGTCCCTGTGGTCCAGCAGGTCCAGCGGGCCCTCGTGGTCCCGTTCCCCCGGTTTCACATTCTGGAGTTGGTGCTACGAATTCTTCATCACAACCAATTAAATTTGATGTACAAGATTCCCCTACATTTATACCCGTAGTTCCTGCTCCGTACAGTTCTCCGGCTAACGTAAGATTTTCAATAATTTTTGCTTCTGTGTACTCAATTTTATTTATTTGATAGACATCAATTGCATTACTTCTTTTAAATGCAATCTTTGTAGGAAAAGAACTTACAAATATTTTAAAATTGTTTGCCATATTAAGCAGTAATATTTGGATTAAATGTCATTTTTCCTTGTAACATTCTTATAACAAATCCACTTGTAGTTATATTATTTGGATTTGAATTATAAACTCCTAACCTATATTCAAGTTCAATGTCATATAGATATTTACCCAAAAACAAAGAAGTATTTGCATTAGGTATAATTAAATTGGCATTATAGTCAGTTCTATTATCAAAAAGTTTCATTTTAATTGCACCCGCACCAGAACCAATAGGAGTACAAGATCCTGGATTTGAATTATCCACTACAAAATTTGTATCATCTTGTTGTACAATTATTTCATCTGTTGCTGTTTTTCTAACTGCTTTGTAAATTCGTTGACCGTTAAGTTTTTGACAACCTTTGTTATCTTTCACTTTCATTCTTATGGTAAGAAAAGTTCTATCAACCCAACTAGCAGATGTTGTTACATTTTTTAACCAACCAAAAGAATCAGCATTTTCTGGATATGCTAATTTAATTTCTTCAGGAACATCAAAATTTACTGAAGTATTTGCACTATTCCAAAAAGAAGCACCATTTGCTGGTAAAAAATTAAATAAACCGCCAGTTGGTTTTAATATTTTAAAGGATGTGACGAAATCAGATCCTTGTTCTACACTAAATTCATAAAAGGCTGCTGGCATCGTAATCTACTCCCGTTGATTGCTGTGGTGCAACTGCTGTTGGTTGACTTGGTGCAGATGCTCCTGCTCCAGGCGCACCGCCAGGAACACCCATAGTTTGTGCTGCCAATTGCTCGGCGCGCATTTGTTCTTCCATTTGCTTTTGTTCTTGTATCATTTTTTCTTGTTCAATTTGAGAATCAATCAATTGAATGTCTTCGTCTGTTTGATGAAGAATATTCTTTCTAATCCATTCTTCCGAGAAATACTTACCAGAATAATCGGAAACTTCTCTCAAAATTGCCATTCTGTCTTTTAGCACTTCAGATTGCTTAGATTCTAAGAACATTGAATCCGTTGAAAATTCAAAACGAATGTATTGACAAATCTTATTCCATTCGTCAATATCTACTATTCCTTTTGCAATCAATTGAGTTCTCATAAAGTTTAAGAACAACTCTGAGAACCGAGAGCGAAGGCGAGAAATGAATTTAGCAAACTTCAATTCATCTCTGCTAATATCCGCCGCTCTACCCATGTTAAATCCATTGTCTGCTTCTAAACGAGACATAGGAATATTCAAACTTCTAAACAGTTTCTTTTGGAAGTATTTTACATCTTCCATTTCACCTAGATTTTGACCACCGGATAGTGTTTGAATTTCTGTTCCCTTACCACCTTCACGACGGGGGAGCCAATAATCTTCCAACATACTCAAGTGTTTTCTGTCGTCGCGGATTTCACCAGTACCGGCATCGTATGTAATCTTATTGCGATAACGCAACATGATGTCTCTTAGATACTGCTCTGCTTTATTTTTTGGCAAAGAACCAACGTCGATATAGAATATTCTACGCTCTGGTGCTCTTGACCAACGATAAATTACGGTAGCATCTTCGACCATTCTTAATTGGTTCAATGGTTTAATTGCTTTATGAAGATAACTTACTACTCTTTTTGTGCCGTAATCAAATAAACCAGAGTGGCAGTAATTAATGGAGTCGGGAGATAACTTGATACCTTGAGTGGTATCATACATGTTAAATCTTTCTTGAACGGTGTACAAATAATATTCTTCTACACCATCAATAACATCAACACCATTTACTTTTTGTTTTTTCTTTATTTCTCTTACTTTTTTAATTCTAAGAGGATCTACTTGTCGTACTTCTTTTATTCCTTGTCGTGGATCATCTTCCAGAATAATGTGATAATATAACCTACCATCAATATACCAGCGACGAACAATCTCATAACACTTTCTATTGAAATCCAATAAGAATAAAATGTGTTTAAATTCGTCATATAAAACTTTTTTAACTTCTTCTGGAATAATACTAGAATCTACTTTGTCTATATTTAATTTAATAAATGTACCAGAAGCATCTTCGGTTATTACTTCATTTACGATGTCGTCTATTCCCATTTCAACTTCAGCATGAAGACTCATTTCACGATACTTTTTAACCAAATCTACATCAGACTTGACAGTACCATCAAGATCTACATACCAGCCTTGAAAACCACCGGCTTGGACGAAGGATGCGCCATCGTCCATAGCCGGGGGAATTACTGAGGGAACAGATTGTTGTTGCTCTTTAGTTCTACCAAAAGTAAAACCGAATATATCAAATGCCATTATAAAACTCCTTCACGAGTATATAGGTAGGTTAACGTCTTAAGTGAAGACCGTTCTTACCGTCTACTTCGAAGAAGTGGTACTTCAGTGTTACTGTAAATTCAACTAAAGCGTCATTGTTGTCGTGTGACAAATCTACGGCAGAGACATCACTGCACCATGCTTTTTGCAGTTTATATGTTCTGATTGGACTGTGATTGCGATCCAATTGAATTAATTCAACTACAGCGTTCAAGTTTGCATCATTTGGCAACAATCCTACGTTTGCAAAATGACGATTCCAAACATGGTTCCATGCTTCGAAGAAATGTCTTACGCGCATATCAGTACCATCACTCAAGATAGTAAGTGATACGTCATTATAAACTCTATCGCCTGGGAATTTGTAAATTCTTCCCATGTGATTTACAGGAATTTCACCAACTGTTGTTTCTGGCAATTGAATGCTTTTAACGTGGATGATTTGATCATCTGCATTGAATGCAGGAACGCCTGCTGGTAAATTACTGACTCTGAATTGGAACAGATTTGATCTTGCTCCGCCATCGAATTTAGATGTAAACTTGCTAATGTCCATTTATTGCTCCCTCTTCGATTAGGCTCCAACGACTTCTTCAAAGCTCAAACCAGTTGGTGTAGCAATGAAGTTGAGTTGAATGAAGTTGATTGATTTGTTTGGTTTGATATAGATATCTGCTACAAAGTTGTTTGAGTCGATTACTTGTGCTGTATTGTTTGTTTCATCACAAACTACACGGAAATCGGTGATACCTCTTCTTCCAAGAACATTTCTGAGGAATGGAGTTACCAAGTTTACAAATTGTGCTCTTGTAAACTCATCGTTGAATTCAAAGAGTTGGAACTTGGCGGCAGTTGCAATTGATTTCTCAAGAATTATGAACAATCTGCGAACATTGATTCTGTCAAAGGCAGATGGTCTACTTAAGAGAGTCTTGTCTCCGTAAAGAACAGGACCAATTCCGGGGAATGAAACTACAGGATTCATTCCAATCTTATACAAATCATCGCGTTGTGCTTGATTTGGATTGAAAGGAAGTTTGATTACTCTGTTAATTCCACCACGGTTTAATCCGGCTGGAGAGAACCAAGGATCATTTGTGCTATCTGTACGAGCGCACAATCCTGCAATATCTGCATTTAGAGGAATATAAACATATTCGTCGTTATAATTGTCGTATTGCAATTTGTAACCAGTATCAGCAACACCATAGGAAGTGGAATCGCCATTTGTTCTAAATGCAACGATATCATTCAAATATGCACTTGGTGTTTGATTGAAACCATTTGTTGGTGTTGGGGACACGAATGCCACAACATCTTTTCTTGTTTCTGCTATTTCTGTTACACGGTATGCAGCAGTTTTACCGAGTGGTCCTGTGATAAACATTGAAACATCGATGATTTCTGGATCACCCATGTATGTGTTGAATGCCTCTGCAATGTCGTTATCATTTGGTGTATTTCCAACCAATCCACCGTAGAGCATAGTAACAACAAGATTTTCACCAGTTTTAACTACTTTAAAGGCGGATGTAGTAGTTGTTACGGCGGTTCCCCACGGTGTAGTACCAGTGGAACTTACAGCACCAAATGCACTTACATTTGATGAATTATTTGCAGCACTTGCGTTATCTAAATGATATAATGACCAAACATACTTTGATTCATTGTTAATAACATCTTTATAATAATTAGTTGTTCCGTTTTGATTTACTGCGTTTGATGCCTTTGAAAGGTATGCAAATTTTTCAAGAATTGTACCAGCAGTACCAGAAATTTTACCATCAGCATCAATTACAAGAACGTGAATCTCGTCTTTAATTTCTGCTCCGGTTACTGTTTCTGCCCAAGGAGATGTTCCTGGCAAACCATCAAAATTACCAATGTAGTCGATATATTGATTGGCGTTTCCGTCTGTATCGGCATCATATGTTTCAGCAGCATAGTAATCTAAAACAACTACCTTGATGCTGTTGCCGAGTTCGCCTGGATACTTTGCTCCCCAGAATCCATTTCCAACTACTGGGGTATATGCTCTAAATGATGTTAATCCGCAAAGATCTTCACCTGCTACAGCAGCAGTACCTGAAGTGGCAGTATATGAACCACCACCATCATTAATAAATCTTACAATTTTAATATTGTTACCGTAAGACAAGAAATTGGCAGCAGACCACCACCATCTGTTGTATTTGGTGGCATCGGTCATTGCGCCTGATGCTTTTGCTGGCTTATAAAATACTTCTGAAAGTTCTTTTTCGCTAGTAATTGTCACTGGTTCGTTGCCTGGTCCCCATTGGAACAAGCCAACCATACCTGCTGGTGTGGTGGCGATTGCTGGCACCAAAAGTGTGACATCTTTTTCTGTTACATTTACGCCTGGGCTAATTTGAATTGCCATTGTTTCTCCTTCTAGACGCCGTGTGTTATTTCTATAATTAGAAAATACTATTTGCTAGGAATATGTATAATTTTATGGTGTTTCGATTTTTACAAAATAGTATCGCCAAATTCACCACCAAACCCATCATCATCCCCATAATCCACGTTACTTAGGAAACCAAAAGGCATAATTTCTTCCTCAATCGCATCAATTTGCTTTTGAAATAGAGTCTTTCTTATATCCAAATCTGTCAAATCTTTAAAATAAGTTTGGGTACTTAACCAACCAAAAAGAACCAAGCACATAATAAGATCGTCATTGCTGCCAGTATCTGCTTCATATGAATTATTTTTTGAAATAAAGGTAACAAGTTCTCGCATGATATCGATATCGTTTAGTATCAGTTTGTCACTCTCTATCATACTCTTCAATACGGAGCATCCTAGACGCTTTACAACCTTTGTGGTGCGTACACCCAACTGGGTATCTGAGTTACCAAACCCACCATCTAAAGTCTGACCCTTTCTTCCCCGCACAGAAGATATAAGAACATTTTCATATTCTAATTCTTTATATAAAATATCAGCAACTTGTCCGCCAATATCATTGATTTCTACTAAAATAAATGCTTCATTATATTCCCTAGAAGTATTCATAATAATATTAGGATATACCATAGGAGAAATCATGTTATTTTTAAACACAGCAACAACCTTATAGGGCATCTCAGTTATATCAAGTACACAAAATGCACTATAGTCTAATCCTTGACCTCTAGAGGTATCAACCAAAGTCAAATAACTGTGCTTCTCTTTTGGTTTTTCATAAACTTTCAATCCATCGTCATTTTTATAAATTGGATTGCGGAATACCAAAGTCTTCAATTTATTTGCACTAATGAGTGTATTTGTAGAACCAATGAAATCACATTCGTGTTCTGTTCGGAATTTATCTTCAGAACCCAAGTTGCGGATTTCTTGTTCGCGCCAAACTTGATCTCTGCCGGGAACTTGACTCCAATGGATTTCTACATTCTTAAAGTCGTTTCGGTGTTCCGCAGAATCTACCCAAATCTTATAGAATAAATTCAAACCGTTTGGTGTGGAAATTATTACTAATTTGGTAGTCTTACCGGAAGTAATTGTTGGAAATACAGAGGTATAGAAATCATTTGCAATGTTTTCGGGAACGTGAGCAAACTCGTCCAACATGATAAGATTAAAAGATCCACCACGGATAGCAGAAGCAGAGGTAGCAGCAGCAATAATTCTAGAACCGTTTTCCAGTTCTATGCTCATTTTGTTCCATTCCTTAATACCTTGTTGTAGCCACTTCGGAAGGTATTCGTATGCAACTTTTAATCTATCCATGTGCAACTTTGCTACGGTTTGTTTATTTGCAAGAATAGCAACATTGCTGGTAGGATTAAAAAGAATATACCAAAGAATATAAGCAACCAGAGTAGTTGACTTACCACATTGACGAGGCATTTTGCCTATCGTAAATCTATTTTCATTAATAGTTTCAACAAACAGTTCTTGGAAATCAAACATATTAAAATTGATAAGTCCTTTGTCCAGACTTACAATCTTGACATAGTTTTTAATAAAGTAAATCGGATCTTGGGAGCACTTAACATATTCTTCTACTTGTTCGGGAGTAAAAGAAACGTTTACATTTGCTCGTTTAAGATTTGGATTTCCAAGATATGTTTTTTCTTTATTCTGCATCTATAATATCGCCATTATTTTCTAACTTCTCAATTTCTTTTATTTTTCCACGAAGCAGTTTTTGCAGATCTGCCGTACTACCGACAAATATAGAATTGTTGGTAGTTACAGAATTGGGAGTATTAGTTTGAGGTTCTCCCTTAATAACCTTCATTTTGTTGTGCATATCCAACAGATCTTTATTTGTTTCAGCAACAGTTTTAATTAATTGTGCAAGAACTTCATATGCTCTTGGTTGTTCTGTTTCTGATGCTAAATTAAGAATACCATCTATAGCAGATGTACCTTTGTTTATTAGTTCTTTTAAATTATCCCTTACCGTGAGATAATCTTTATCCAGATCGTCCTTTTGAACAGTAATTTCTGTTGCTTTGCGTAATTGTGGGACTTCTGGTTGCGGGGTTGGTTCTATATTAAATTGTTTTTCCAGTTCATCAAATGACATAATGTATCCATTAATATTCTGTGATTGTTTCTTTTATATCGTAGTCATCACTTGGAACTACTTGTACTCCAGACTTTAATTCGATTTTATCGCCATTAGTATCTAGGACATAATCATCATTGGTGTCCTTTAAATATACTACTGGTTCTATATGAATATTTACTAATTTCTTTGCCATATTAATCCAAATTAAAAAGATTAACGTCGATAGTTTTGATAAGTCCTGCTTCTCTTACTGGTCCATAGTAATAAGTTCTAGCGACAAATTGCAATTCAAATATAATAGATCTTTGGTTGTCGTCTTTAAAAGAACCTTCGAATTGCTGATCAGTATTGGTGCTAACCAATGTAATCGGAATATCTAGTTTTTCGTAACCATCACTCAATACACTTGGTTTAATTGTTATTGTGAATTCTGGTGTAAAGAATGGGAATATTTGTTCAATAATTTTTAAACCATCATCCATAGTACGGCTATAAATGAATAAAGAAAATGTTAATTTATATGGTACTTCATTAAAGTGATAATTAATAATAACATCACCATTTGTTTGTACCTTTTCTGCTCGTCTCTTTGTTGAACTGTTTAATTTTCTTTCCGTATCGTATTCCAATCCCGTCATCATAAATGACATTCTTGGTATTCCGAGAGCAGTAGCATATGCAACAGGATCATCCAATTCCAAATTTAAACGCTCCATCATTCTTTCTTTTGGAGCATATGTTAATGGAACTTTTATTTTCTTGTAAGTATTGCCGGAACCACGTTCTATGTAAATGTTATTAAACAGCGTACCGAAAGCCGCTGTTATCTTTTTTGTAATACCATGATAGAAAGTAGTAAACATTAATACTTATTCTCCGAGAATGGATCAATTTCAGTAAAGTCAATCAAATCTCTTGTACCAGATTGTAGTATATCATTATCGCTTTGTTGTTTTGTATCTTGAATAGATGTGATGGTCTCGTCTATGATTCCATCGGAATTATAATCCATTTGTTGTGTAACAGTTTGCGTCATATTTGTTTGTATAGAGTCTATTTCGGATATGCCTGTATTCAAGTTTTCGTAAGAGTACTTGAAGAGTTCGCATTCTAATTTATATGTGTATAGTTTTCCAAATTGATAAAATACTTCTTTGTTATCTACATATTTAATTTCAAATAATCCCTTTGAGAATGGATGAAAAATTAAATCACCTTCCATTGGATTGCTTATTTGAACTGGACGATCTGCCATTACTTCAAATTTTGCTGCTTCTCTTTGGAATCTTCTTTTCGAAACAACTAAACTTAATGTATCTCTTATTTCTAAACCAAACTTTGAAATAATTTCGCGCTCTCCAGAAAACCCAGAGTAGTTGTCCATAAACATTTCTATTTGAATTGCATCTTTAAAATAAGAAGTAGAATCTTCACCAAACAACTGATCTAAATTTGCAAATCTACGAGGAATGTAATAGACATTTATTCCATTAATTTTAATGGACTCCTCAATAAGATCTTCCATGAGATCTTGTTGGGGTTTATAGGCGTAATTATTGAAGTGTGGATTTAAAGCCATTTTATCCTATAAATCCTTGTGGTGGGAGTTCGTATTTGGCTTGAATTTCGTTTTCTATTTTTTCAACTTCCGCTTTTGCTTCAGATGCCATGTTAGCACCATTAAATGAAACACCACCGGGTAAACTCATACCGCTAAACTTCGATAAATTCAATCCCCATTGTTGCTTAATTAAAGCTGTCAAGTACATCTTTAATAAACGATCATTATAGATTTCTGGATACAACGAAGGATCAAGAATTTTATATGCCTCAAATACCAAGTAATCACCCTTAGTCATTTTTTCTGACCAATTTGTTTCCACATAAATTCTGTTTGTAACACGGCTAAACTCAATCATCTTTTCGGGGGTCAACATATCCTGAAGCATTTGCATATGACTTCTTGTTATGTTATAACCAATTAATGAGTCACCATATGTGTTGGTTCTTAATCCATATAAGTCATTTAAAGCGATTTGATACTTTGCATCAAACATACCCAAACCACCCAGAGTATCAAATAATTGAAAGCAACGAATTACACTAATTATTGAATTTCCATCTGGGTCTAATGCGGGTGCTGCTTTAATTTCTATACCATCGTCTGTTGCAGCCAAAGTTGGTTGGGTTAAATCTATATAACCCCGCTCTATGTCTTGCTGAGTGACTTGTTTTCTTAAATAAACTCTCTCTACACCATCAAAATGGTATTCGGCAAAAAACTGTAAAGCATCGTCTACACGATCCTCTATTTGCGAATCATCCACGTTGATTTGTACAACAGGATAACCGAGTCGTCTTAGACAATAATCTTTAAGTTGTTCCCTTGTTGAAGGTTTTGCCATATGTAAAATCTCCTTGGTTCTACATTATTTATAAAACCAAGGAGATCCTTTTTTGTAAATGTTGTTTACTTAATCTTTAAACAAATATTGAATTTTTGCTAAATCGGTTACAGAAAGTTTTATAGAATCACCCAAAATATCTACATTAAGTGGTTCCCATGTTACTTCTATCTCGTCATTTAAGAATTCACTAAATTCTTTTATAAATGCCTCTTTGTTTTGTTCAGACACGGTATTACCGTCTTCAGAATATTGTTTAACTAGTTTTAATCTTTGATCTTCTACTAGTTTCACTTCAGCATTTAAAGCATTTAGCAATTTCATTAATTTAAATGAAATTTTGGTTGGAAGTGGTTCTTCTACTAATTTGTTTAAAACTGAAACAGATCCATAAATGTCAATCAATCTAACTTTCATAATATCTCCTTATTGCATTTCTATGCTTATTATATAGACAAGTAAATAAAAGTCAAGAAATAGTAGTTTGTGGTTTATAATATTTGGTTAAGAATTTGCTATATGTCATTGATGGTAATCTTAATCTCATAAAGGTATAACGTGCAACAGGAACACTACTGGAAATAAACTTATAATTATAAAGTAATGTTTTTTGTTCCCTCGTTTGTTGTGATGAAGAAGTAGTACTTGTTACTACACCAGTTCCACCCTGATCTACTGGTATCAATTGATTAGTCCATAATATATCAACAAATCCACAACCATTTACATTTGTACCAGTAACTACATCTATACCATTTTGTACTGTACTATCGATTACTAATTCTGCATATGCAGGATGTGGAAAATGTCTAATTGCGTCTACTTCTGTGGGAGTCGCAATTCCTGTTTGATATTTCAAACCTATCATATTTTTGCAAGAAAATTGTACTGGATAAAACTGTATACCTTTTAGTATTTTTCTTAAATTTTCTAATCGGAATGCATCATTTTTATTTGCTATAGAAGTCGCACAGTTTTCTGCATTAAATTCTAATTCCAATACAATATAATGAGTTGATTGTTCTGTTGGATATCCAGACATACTCCACCATATCAAAGGATATTGTCCAAGAGAAGAGGCACCAGATACTGTAGAAATGCCTATTGGTGCTGCGGGATAAAATGAAAGTTGTGGTGCTGGACCAAATGGATTAGCATCAAATCTGTTTTCTTCATAATAAAAAGATGAAGATGATAAATAAACTCTTTCAAAATTTTCTAAAGGTAATCCATTTTTAATATTTAAACCCATGAACCCACTAATAGCTCTCCAAACAGAAAGTTCTTCTGTCGTTAGTGTGCTACCCGAATCATCACCAAACAAATCTGGTCCAGCATTTATAAATGAATCTATATTAGAATTGCTAGAATTCACGGCAAACATTTTTACTATTTTTGATTTTAATGCAGGATCTAGCGTAACATACGCAGGAA